GGCATCGCGATCCTCCTTCGGCGTGTCGCCAAAGATTGTGCTGCAGATGATGCCTTGGCGGCCGAACTCCTCGGCCACATGGCGGGCGTGCTCGACGCCCGAACAGAAGGCCAGCCAAGATTTCCGCTCGCGTCCGTGCTCGATGATTTCGGTGACGGCAGCCCGCGTAATGGCCTCCTGATCGACGGCAGCCGCAAGATCACGCTGAATGAAATCGCCGGCGCGGGTACCGACCTTCGAGACATCCAGCCGCGTGGCAGGCTGTTTCGACACGAGCGGGCTCAGATATCCCGCGTCGATCAGATCGCGCACCGGCGCCTCATAGGCGATATCCGTGAAGAGCGCATCCTTGCCTTCGTGCAGCATGCCGCTGTCGAGCCGGAACGGCGTGGCGGTTAGCCCGATGACCTTGAGCGCGGGGTTGATGCGGGTAAGGGCATCAAGGAAGCGGCGATACATCGTGCTGGAATTGCCGGGGATGAGATGTGCCTCGTCGATCAGCACGAGATCCGTGTGGCCGACCTCCTGCGCGCGCCGGTGGATGGACTGGATGCCTGCAAAGAGGATCTGCGCCCGTGCCTCGCGCTTGCCCAAGCCCGCCGAATAGATACCGGCCGGGGCCTCGGGCCAGAGGCCGATCATCTCGGCATGGTTCTGGGCGATCAGCTCGCGCACATGAGTCACGATCAGGATGCGCTGGTCGGGCCAAGCCTTCAGCACGCCCTCAATGAAAGCGGCCATCACCAAGCTCTTGCCCCCGGCGGTCGGGATCACCACCAGCGGGTTGCCTTTATGGTTCTGGAAATAGTCGTAGATCGATGTGATCGCGGCCTGTTGATAGGGGCGCAGGGTCAGCATGGCGCGGCCTCCGTTGTGCGGGCGTCGTTTGCCCAGGTCGTGCCATCGGCCATGCGGTAGGTGACGATATCGTCGCCCGCGTCGATAGCCTCGCCCGGAACGAGATCGGGGATGAAGAGATGGCGGTTGCATGCCGCTCGCTGCTCGGCGGGTGCCAGCATCCGGTCGTGGCGGGCGCAGTGCCAGCCACCCTCAACGGGCGTCGCGTGCAGGCACGACCGGCATGTTACGGCCGCCCCACCACCCTCGTGGCAGGCGGCATGGTGATCGCAGAAGCGACACTCGAACCAGGCTGGGTCCTCGCTGATCCGCGCGGGCGGTTGCTGGGCGAAGATAACCCGGCCCGCCTTGTCCAAGAGGCGTTCGGCCATGGCGCTGTCGGCCTCGATGCGCTCGATATGCAGCGCATCGGTGTCCTTGCAGACCGCCACGTAGAGGGCACGCGTGATCCCCGTCAGATGCATGTAGATCTGCATCTGTGCGGCATGCTGGGGCTTGGCCAGCACAACGCCCTTGGCCGTTAGCTCGCTGAAGCTCTTGACCCCATGGGTCTTGAACTCGAGCACATGCCAGGTCTTCGGGGCCTCAAGGATGCCCATGGCCACGCCATCGAGCGATCCACCGAAATGCCCGCCGTGGGCTTCGACGCGGAACTGGCGGCCGGTTTCGGGATCGACCTCGAGCACCGTCGCGCCGGTGGCGCGCAGATTGCGCACGAGGCGGTCCTCTTCCAGCTGGCCGGTCTCGAAGAGGCGCAGCAGGCGGCCGGAATGGCGCGAAGGCGTGATCCAGCGGAAATCGTACCAGAGCGCGCGAGCGCAGGACTTGCCGATGATCGAGGCGCCGAGGTGATCGCGGAAACCATCGTCCTGGCGGGCCTCATAAGCGGCATAGATCGCCGTCAACGTTGGCGTGGGGGCTTCGGGAAGCTCTGCCATCACAGACCCTCCCGTTCACTGCGCGCCTGCGCCTCGGCCAGAATGCGGGTCCAGGTTTCCGGATCATGGCGCTCGCGCAGAACGCCGATCAGCGCGTCCTTCAGCTTTTCGCGGCGGCGACGTCCGGTGCCTTGGGCCAGAAGTACTGCCCGCTCGCGGCTCAGGTGCCGGAGTGCCGTGCGGGCCCGGTGGAACCAGTCCGGGTCGATCGGCTTCTGGCCCCGCTGGCGGGCCAGATCAGCGGTCGCGATCTGGGTACGGATCTTGGCAATGGCGTCGTCGAGTTCGATCAACCGGCGCTGATCATCAGGCAAGCCGGGGCTCATCACGGCCACGGGGGCCGCGTTTTTCAGGTCAATCATGGGAGTGTCCTTAGTTGGGGTTGGGCACCGCCCTGGCCGTCAACAGGTCAGGGCGGCGCAGCGCATCAGCCCTTCTTGTTCCAGGGTGCAGACGCCATCTTGGGCGGAACCGCAGGTGTCGCGGGTGCTGCGGGCGCGGGCTTTGCGGTGCGCGCGATCGCGGCGGCACCCTTCTCGGGCGGCAGGTAGGCGATGGCGTTGCTCTCGCCGTAGCCGTTCTTCGGCGGCTTGATCTTCACCTGGATCGTCATCGGGATCAGGTGCAGTTCCTCGCTGTCGCTGACATGCATCTTGCCCGTCGCGTGGCAGATGGCCGACAGCGTGCGCTGCGCGATTTCCACCGTGGTCGGGTTCGGGTTCACCAGGTTCAGTTGGTCAAACATCTTCCGGCCCTTGTACTCGCCCTCGAGAATGTCGAGCATCAGCCAGAGAAACTGGCCCATGCCGTTCTTGGTGACGCGCATCTCGCTTTCGACGATCTGGGCGCGATATTTGCCCGCCGGCAAAAGCTCCTGGGTGGTGGTGGGTTCGACGCTGGTGGCGTCAAAGGACGTGTCGAAACGTGCCATGGTCTTGTCCTTTCTGGGCAATCATTCAGATTGGGGCATGGCCGACATGAACTCTGCCCAGCTGAGGGGCAGCGTGTCCGGCAGGCCGTAACGGTTCTTGGCGAGGAAGGCGGGGCGCTCCTCGGTGTGCATGACGCGCGCACCGGACCCGAGCGCCCGGGTCACTTTCTTGTTGAATCCGACATCGGATTTGGCGACCGAGATCTGATAGTTGGCGAAGAGCACGACATCGGAATGCTCCTGCAGCAGCGCCGAGGCGCGGGCCTGCAGCTTGATCACATAGCGGTCGTAGGGCTCGTGCTCGGGGCTGTCGAAACGCTTGATGTCGGTATGGGCAATCTGGATGACCGCTATGCCTTTCTGATCCCGGAGCGCATTCAGCTTGTCGAGATATTCGCGCCAGACATTCAGCGCTTCGCCATATCCCTTGCCGAAGCCGGGGGTTTCGATGGAGGCCCATCCGTTGCGCAGGCAGGCCTCGGCCCAGATCAGCGGCTCGAGCCAATCGACGCTGTCGATGACCACCGTGCCGAACTCGTGGCCCTCGGTCAGCAGCGCATCAAGGGCCCCGGCGACCTCCGCGTAGCTCGTCGCCAGCGGAAAGTGCGGCACCTGCAGCTTGCCGAGCCCATCCTCGGTCATGATGAACACCGGCCGGTCGGCATCGGAGGCAAAGGTGGATTTGCCGACCCCGGCCACACCGTGTATCAGGATGCGCGGCGGCGTCAGTGCCGAGGTCATGCGGAGGGATGCGAGAGAAATGGCCATCAGCGCACCTCCTCGTTCAACGCCAGACGGAACTTGGGCTTGCCGGTCCGGACCGTGCGTGCGGGCTCGAACCCCTTGCGCCAGCTTTCTGGCAGGGCACCGTACTTGCGTTCGGAGACCGACAGCTTCGTGTCGATGAACTCGGCCGGGTCTTCGCCAGCGGAGGCGATGTTTGCAGCGATCTGGGCGAGTTTGGCCTGGTCCCAATCGATGCGCTTAGGCAGTTCGGCGGTGACGGTGACGCCATTGTCGTCAAAGCGGGTCGTGCCAGTGTCTTTGCCGTCTTCGCGGCGGCACTCCGACGCACGCGCCGCATAGCGGACCTCTAGGGCCAGGGCGAACCGCTCGACGACCGCCTTCATGCGGTCCGATGAGATGTCGATTTCGGCTTGGATCGCGGCGAGCAGCGACGGTGGGAGCAGCACCAGTTCCGTAATCGGCAGGTTGAGCGCGTCATTCACGCTCAGGATGTTTTCGGGGTAAGCCATTGTTTCTCCGCTTCAGGCTTGAGGGGATGCAACCGCCGGCCGATGGCCATCCGGTGGCGTTTTGGGTGCAAGTGCAGGCCTTGGGCGCGCGATTGCCCGGTAAGCAAAGCTGTCCGGCCCAAGCCGGGCCTGAACGAGGTGGACGAGATCCTGCTCGGCAGTCCGTGCGGCCGTTGCCGCCAGATCGCGAAGCTTCCGGCGCTTATCCCCACTCAGTTTCGAGACCGGTGAAGTGCCGTCGACCGCCAAAAAGCCCTGATGATGGGTGATGGTGGACCCCGGCTCGGCCTGAGAGATCCAGACGCCAAAGGCGATCTCGTCTTGGGCCTCGGTCGCCATCAGGACACCCGCATACCGAGGCTTTCCTCGGTCCGGCACAAATGGGCATGTTCATGGGCGAGGATATCTTCGATCCGGTAGACGATCCGCCCTCCGATCTTCATGTAGGCAGGCCCTTGGCCGGTCCAGCGCCACCGCTCCAGCGTGCGGTGCGAGATGGTCCAGCGGCGGGCCAGTTCCTTTTGTGTGAGGCAGGGTTTTGCGTGCATCTGCGGCTCCTGTGTTGGTTCTGGAGCATTGATGCGAAATCCTGACGTGGGATGTCGTCGGGATCATAAGGGGATGCGGAGGGGGATGGATGCCCCATTGAAACGACAGCAGAAAATGGAAAAGGGGGATGAGCATCCCCCGCTCATCCCCCTGCCGCCCCCCTGGCCATCCCCTTCTCACGGGGATGGGACACCTCACTCAATGTTCAGGCGGTAGTTACCGCGTCCATCGGACTTGATCAGTTGCCGCCATGTCGTCTTCGACTTGAAGACATCCGCCATCCGCATGCTTTTCGAATTTGCAGAGGTGAGGATCCTCTTGCCGCTCTGCCACGGCTGGCCCGCCATAGCCGCCTGGTGCAACGCACGCACCACAGTCGACTGGATGGCGCCCAGCTGGAAGCGATGTCCGCGGCAGCGCACTTCCTTGTAATCGCGGGACGTGAGGAAAGTTGGCTCTTCCTGTTTGGCCCCTGCCGCCCGAAAGCCGGATTTCAGCTCAAAACGATCACGTTCATCCCGTCGGAGCAGCAAATCGCCGATCACAACATAGATCGGGGCGTGGTCATACATCAGGCTGGCATAGGCTGTTCGCTCCTGCCGGAACTCGTTCAGGTGCGCCTCGCCTGACCGATACAGATGAAATACGTCGCCGGCATGCAGGTCGAGGAGCCCGCTAAAATGCCGCTGCTCATGGGGCACCCGAAACCGTGCGCCGTCGATGTCCTCCTCGTAATCGCCGAACTCAAGCGGCATGTCGAAGACCCGAATGGAGAGCCGAAGCTGGTTGTTCTCCGCCAGATAGACGAGGTCCTCCTCCGGGATTGACCAACGCTTCACGATCTCGGCCAAGGGAAAATAGTCCTTCTCGATCTCCATCTTCCCCCCGGATTCGCACGCGCGGATGTTTTTCATTTGTTCTATTATCTTGACGGCCCCAGCGCAATCCTATCTTATCCAATCTAATCCACAGCCTCTTGGGGATAAAATGTCTGAACATCATACCATGGCTGACCGGCTCAACGCCCGCGCCCTACAGCTTGGCCTGAGCCCCGCGCATGTCGCCGAGATGGCTGGGGTTAATCGATCCTTCGTATATGACATCCTTCGAGGGCGATCGACGCGGCCAGGACTGGACCGTCTCCATGCGGTAGCATCAGTTCTCAAGGTCGAGGTGGACTGGCTGATACACGGCATCGGCGATGTGGAAGGCCCTGCGCCCTTCATCGAAAACCCGGACGAAGCCTTTGTCACAATCGCGCAGGCAGGTGTGCGCCCATCAATGGGCGGTGGCTTAGTGGTTCTTGACGAGCAAGACGCTCCTGGGCGCGCCTATCATTTCCGGAAATCCTGGATCAAGAACGGCCTCAAGGCCTCCCCTTCGCAGCTTCGGATCATGAAGGTCGAGGGGGACAGCATGGAGCCCACCTTGATGAACGGGGACACGGTTCTGGTCGACATGACCCGCAAGTCACCAAACCCGCCGGGCATCTTTGTCCTGGATGACGGGATGGGACTGGTTGCCAAGCGCCTGCAGCATGTCCCGAACAGCGACCCACCGGCCGTAAGGGTAATCTCTGACAACAAGCACTACCCCGAATACGAGCGCACCGCCGAAGAGATCAACATCATCGGACGGATCCGCTGGTTTGCGCGAGAAATCTAACGCAGGGCACAGGCAAACACGACCATCTACGCAGCGTCCCGCAGCATCCCTTCAAGCCTCTGTTTTAACTTGAATATCAGCGCCGCTTGGAGCCCACATGGGCCACCAACTCGAAAGGCGCTTCCATGCTCGACATGCTGTCCACCCCGATTTCGGGGCCCAATCCTCTATGCCCTGACAAGATGTCTGCACGCGCAAGGTTTGAGGAACTTGGTCGCATCCTCGCCGCCGGTGTCTTTCGTCTGAAGGCGGCAAAGTCCAGTTCTTTATCTGCCGCTGACGGAGACAGTTTCGTGGACTTCCCGCTCCCCAAGAGCGGTGGTCGTCGCATGAAACGTATCCGCATCGGAGGAATTCATGCGCAAAACCAATAAGCTAGCCGATGGCCGCAAGACTCCAGATCAGGCACTGGAACAGACCGTCCTCTCTAGCCTTGCCGCCTTGAAGGCGATGTCGGTCAAGGACCTGAAAGCTGAATGGGAAAAGCTGATCGGGACATCGGCCCCAAATAACAGCCGGGCCTTCCTGGAATTCCGGATCGCCTACCGCATCCAGGAATTGGCCTATGGCGGGCCTGATCGTGAGACGCGGAGGATGCTGGACCTTCTGGCTGACGAGGTGGAGGGGCATACGAAGCGCAAACACCAGATCATCGATCCTCGCAATCCGGTCATCGGCACTCGGCTAATTCGCGAGTGGGATGGCGTCGAGCACACCGTGACCGTGCTGAAGGACGGCTTCGACTGGCGGGGTCGCAAGTTCAAGTCGCTCTCCGCCGTCGCCCGCGAGATCACCGGCACGCGCTGGAACGGGTACCGCTTCTTTGGCCTGCGCGAGCGTAAGCGGGAGGAGGCATGATGCAGATGGACAGTCGCCCGAACCGCCGCTTGCGCTGCGCCATCTACACCCGCAAGTCGAGCGAGGAAGGGCTCGACATGGAATTCAACAGCCTCGACGCCCAGAGGGAGGCCTGCGAGGCGTACATCGCCAGCCAGAAATCCGAGGGCTGGGTCGCCACGCGCGAACGCTATGACGATGGCGGCTTCTCGGGAGGCAATCTGGACCGCCCTGGGCTGAAGCAGTTGCTGACCGACATCGACGATGGGCTGATCGACGTCGTGGTGGTTTACAAGATCGACCGCCTGTCGCGCTCGTTGATGGATTTTTCCAAGCTGGTCGAGGTGTTCGACCGCAACGGCGTGACTTTCGTCTCGGTGACGCAGTCCTTCAACACGACCACATCCATGGGGCGGTTGACGCTGAACATCCTTCTGTCTTTCGCCCAGTTTGAACGCGAGGTCATTGGCGAACGGATCCGAGACAAGGTGGCAGCGTCGCGCAAGCGGGGGATCTGGATGGGCGGCTATGTGCCCCTCGGCTATGATGTGCAGGATCGCAAGTTGGTGGTGAACGAGGCCGAAGCCGCCAACGTGCGAGGGATCTTCCAGCGGTTCATTGAGCTCGGCTCCGCGACACTGCTGGCGCGGGAACTGCGCCGTGAGGCGTTCCGCAACAAGCAGGGCTCGCTGATCGACAAGGGCTACCTTTACCGGCTGCTGAACAACCGCGTGTATCGTGGCGAGGCCCTGCACAAGGGGAAGGCCTATCCCGGAGAGCATGACGCCATTATCGACTCGGACCTCTGGGGCCGCGTGCATGCCATCTTGCAGGAAAGCCCCCGCAAGCGGGCCAACAACAGCCGCGCGCAGACGCCCGCGCTCTTGAAGGGGATGATCTTCAGCGAAAATGGTGCCGCCATGACGCCGACCAGCACAAAGAAGGCGGCCAAGCTCTACCGCTACTATGTGTCCATGGACGTGATCCGGAACCGAGAGACCGGCGAGGAGACCGCGCCGATGCGGCTCGCCGCCGGAATGGTCGAGGAAGCGGTCGTGACCGAAGTTCGGCGCATCCTCCAAACGCCAAGTGTGGTAACGCAGGTGCTGGCGGCCCTGAAGCGCGACAGCAGTGGGGCATCTGAGGCGGATGCCATCGCAGCCCTGCACGAGTTCAACGCGCTCTGGTCGCAACTCTTCCCCGCTGAACAGGCTCGCATCATTCAGTTGCTGGTGCGGCGGGTCACGGTCACCGCCGCCGGGCTCGAGGTAGACGTTCGCCGAGAGGGGATTGCGGGCGTCATCCGCGAGATGGTCGCGCCGCGTCAGATGGAGGCCGCTGAATGA